CTTTTCTGAGAATGCGCTTGAACTCTTTCTCGCCAAGCCATTCGTCTATAAGATCGCCAAACATAACTTCAAGAGAAAATTCAATGGTTTCGCTCTTGTCCCACGGAAGCGGCATTCTTGGTTGAGCTGAAACCCAAGCATCAACCCGCTGTTCGATTTCTTTGCTGTTCCAGAAAATATCATCACAGCCGCCGTAGCCTTGATTGCTAACGCTACCTGATTTTTTGCCGTCAACATAAATTGACGCTTCATAGCAGTAAGTTTCTTGTGAAGCGAATGCTGAGTGCTTGATATTCTTTAGTGTAATTTGCATTTTGTATCTCCCGATAAGTGTGTTTGTGTTGCTGTCGGGAGTATTTATACCCCAAACAGAACACTTTTGTACAACTTTTTTCACACTTTCGTTAACTGAATTAAAACTTGTTATATTTCCGCGACTTAGCAGCGGCGATTTGCTGCGATTTTATCCAGTTTGCGACCTCCGGGACGATTTCTGCCTTCAAATTTACCGATAACCCTTTGGGCCAGACGCCGAAACGCTTCTTATATTTGTGCGATGCCCAGCCGTCTTTCCATCCTTTCTGGCGGCAGTGCCGGAGCAGATTCGAATACCACATAGACTTCTCTGATTTACCCGGAGCCGCTGGCTTATCGTCGATCCTGACTAGCATCGTGCTATCTGATTCGAGCCGCTCGGTGATTGTCAGCTCGTAACCGCAAGCACATCGAAGGCCCATCATGATCTTCTGACATCGCGGGCATTCTCTGGTCGATCCGTCCGCTTTTTCTTTTTTCTGGAGCTGATTCTTTTCTGCGAACTTGCGATCGCCGTCATCGAGTTCTGAGACTTCCATCGTGTGAGCGTATCCGAACCTGCCGACGTTCCCGGCGTGATCGAGATAGATCGCATACGGCTTTGATTCGTGCAGCCTTTGGATTCTTCCCGCTTTTTGCTGGTACGAAATAGCCGATTTCGTTGGGCTGCAATCTATCAAGCATCTGGTCTGCGGACTGTCGTAGCCCACTCCGAGCAGCTTTGAGCAACTGAGAATCTTAAACTCTCCGGCTTCGTGTCCCCGGTAGAGTTCCGATCTGGTCTTCTCGTCGGTATAGCCATCGATGTGCTGCGCTGAGATTCCCGCAGCCCTGAACATCTCGACCAGATACTTAGAATGCTTGATCGATGGTGAGAATGCGATGGTCTGCGAGTTCTCTCCGTGTTCGAGCCAATTGCGAATGATGTCGCCAGTGAGATGCTGGTCTTCTTCTGTCGCCCGGGCGAGATCGTCTGGATGGTAGTCGCTGCCGCCAGTCGAGAGAGCTTTCGACTTAAGTCCTTTCGTGTCGACCTTCGCGCCGCCATAGTAATGAACCGGGGCGAGATAACCCTGCTCTAGCAGATCAGCAGCAGTACACGGAATTACCAGATCGTCCCAGTATTTTGCCAATCCCTTCGAATATGGGGTCGCGCTCAATCCCACGAATTTGACGTTCGAATAGCGATCCATTAACGCGGTTACCGTCTTCCACGGCGTGTGAGCTTCGTCGACAATAGCGAAATCAAACTCTGGCGGGTGTCTTCGTCTGGCGATCGTCTGGATTGATGCGATCTGGATCTGCTTTCTGGGATCTGTTCTCCCGTGATCGGCTTGAATCACTCCGAAGTCTAGTCCCATCGCTTCGAATGCGTCCATCGTCTGCTCGACGAGCTTCACGCGGTCTGCGAGAAAAATAACGCGACGAGACTCCGCTGCGCACTTCATCATATACGCTGCCGTTATGGTCTTGCCGAACGAGCAGCAAGCCGCCAGCATCACCCGGCGATTCCCCTGCTTGAATGATTCGCGGATCATCTCGATCGCTTTTACTTGGTGTTCTCGTAATTCCATAATCGCCTCCCGACGAACATTTTTGTTGTTTCTCTAAACGACGCGCACGCCCCGTCTTTTTCTCCCATAGAGGCCAGCAGCTATATCCTACTGCTAGTCCCTACGTTCGCCGAAGCGAATGGCCGAAGCCATGATACTCAATATCCCGATCCACAATGGTGAATCGACTCCCCGCTCAATTTCTTGAGCTGCGGCATTTGGATAAAATCTCTCACACTCTGCCGAGTAAACTCTATGGTCGCGAGCCGTCAGACGGGAAGGACGGGCATCGCATTAGTGAGTGTTCGATCGTCGCCTTTCGGCCGCTGGTTAAAGCCCCAGCTCGGCATATTCGAGAGTTTCGGTCTGAATTCATCGCACCGATCGGCAAATTACGCCGATTTTTAGTCAGATTCGCTATATATTGGGGTATTTCTTGACTCGATACACTATCAGTTGCGATAATTCCTGCATCGGAACCCGATGGGCTAACCTTGAGTAGTGCATCGGCAGAGTCCCTTTAACTCGCCCGACTGGTAGCAGTATATCTCCACTGCGTTCCAAAAAGAAGCCCCAGACCTCCCGCTGGGGCTTTTTTTATCTCTTTTCGCTCAGACGCTTGAGCATCAGCTCTCGGTTCTGCTTTTCTTTGGCGAGTTTGACTTTCTCGTTACGAATATCGAACGACGCATCTTGCAGATTGAATTTCTCAGTAATCGCACCGGGTTCCATCTGGCGAATCTTACCGCCCCGGGCCAAATACTCGGCAATATGCTTATCAAGTATGCGTCGAATCTCGTCTTTTTCTTTTCTGTTGTCGATCAACTCGTCGTCTCCAAACATGGCGATCTCGCTTATTTCAGCTCGACTACGCGCTCCCTTAGAATGGCTTGCTCGAACGCTTTGCATTCAACGCAATACCATCCGACACGATACGGCTGATATGTGTTATCGGTCGAGCGATAATTGAATCCGATTACTTCACCCATCACATCGCCGCAGTTGCACGGCTTCTCTTTCAAATTATCGGAAAATTCGCTCATATAGTTTAGCTCTTTTTGTAAATACTCTTTTAACCCGGTCGAGATACTCGGCATCGAATCGTCTTGGCGAGTTGTCCTGCTCTAGTCGCTCGACACGATCCAGCCCGATACGCTCGATCAGCCCTGCCCGGTATCCTACCGCATTTCCTGATAGATACCGATTACAATACGCGAGCTGAGAGTGACAATTAAAAAGATTGAATTTAAGCCCGGGGGCCGATCCCCGGCTTCGGTAGTGCCCGGCGTCAACTGAGCCTCCGTGTTTTATATCGCCCTGAGAGCGCCCGCAGCAGATACACGGCTTTCCCCGGTCTCTCGCTCTAATGTAGCGATTAAACGCCGCCTGAGCGTCTCTCACGCGGTCTGAGCGCGTCTTGAGCCGTTCCTTTGTCTCTTTGGCGACTTTCTTCTCTGCGGATCGGTGAATCTTCTTCGCTGCGGAGCTTCTCGAATACTCGATTAGATGTTCCATCGAGCAAAATGCCTTCAGACTACCGATTACGGCTGATTCGGCTTCGACCTTCTTTCGGCAGAGCGAGCAGCGTCTAGTCCGCATTTTTTAGACCGAGATGGTCTGCATACGGCTTGAGATACTTTCGCCAGAACTCCAGTTCGACGGCGATCAGCTCGTTGTATGTTTCTTTGACCTGCTGGCGATCGAGATTAGCTAGCCCGATCTTCAACTGGTCTTCGGCTTTGTGTACTGGTTCTAATAAGTGAGCAGCCATAGTGCCTCCTAAAAGTCGGAAAGCATCAGATCGAGCCGCTGCATATCAGTCAAATCTCTGATATACGCGAACTGAGCATCGACTTTCTCTGTGTGTGATTCTGTTTTATCTCCAGCCTTAACTGAATGCCCGAGAGACGACCAGAATCCCGACTTACTGGCGAATCCCAGCAGATAAATCTCATGGTCTGTGGCGTATGCGAAAACGTACATATCGCACTGCTGCCGCTCCTGAGACTTCGGGATTCTTACCATGTAATCCGGTCTCGGCTCGCCGTAAGTCTTCTTGGTCTTAACCTCGATGCGATACTCGCCGACCTTGAAGTCGAAATTCATCGAGTCGTCTGCCGAGTATTCGAAGTCTATATCCAGATCGGTGAGCCAGCGACCGAACGCCATCTCTCCCAGCGTCCCGGTGATCTGCCCTTTGCCATCTTTGACGATGGTCGTCTCGTTGAACGGATAACCAGTATGCTTAATGTGAGCGTAGTTGATCCAGCTGTGCCTGATAATATATTTAATCATTTTTGCTTGGCCACTCCGGTATTTTGATTCCATGCGTTTGCGCCAGATGGCGAGAGATTGTTTCGTAAATCTTGTTATATTCGCCGCGCTCTGGTTCTCGGGTCGACTCTTCGCCGACCATTATCCGCTGAATGGGTCGCCAGATGTGATCTTTTGCCGACTGTACAGTCCACGGAATATCGACGTGCGTCTTGAGCGTCTTTCGCATATCCAAACCGGATTCGTTTAGCGTATGCGCGACCTGCCCGAGCCAGAGATGGAGTGCGCTGTTCTGCGCCATCGTTCTCGGCTTCTTCGTCGTGTATTGAATGGCGATGTGTCCGTGCTTTTCGAATAGCTCTTCGATGTGCGCGACGAATAGCTCTTTTGATTTCTTATCTTTAACCGTCCAGCCTTCCATGTCAGTCTCCCATCTGATCCGCGTAATCTGTTCCAATCTGCCCGGGAATATGAACCCGGCAGTCAATGTCTCGGTGCAAGCGTTTTGCCAAATTGAATGCAACTGCTTGCCCGGTAAACGATCTATCTGCGTCTGCGAATATGTGCAGCGTCGCCACTTGGCTCGGCGGCTCGAACTTTTCCAGCATTCCAGCCGTCGCAGCGGCCCAGCACGGAATCTTGAACTTGTGCATGACCGCCAGAGCTGTCTCCACGCCTTCGGCTATTCCCATCTCGGCATAAATATTCGTGAGACGTATCGCGCCGCCAGTTGTCGGTCGGCATGGCGGCATGATCTTCTTCGCAGACGGAACGACCGCTTTCTGACCGTTAGCTGTCAAATATGTGACGTGCATCGTCGCCGGGAGTCCGTTTCTGTCAGAAAACACACACACCATCGCCGGATGCTTACCGAGAGACTTGCCGCCGTCCCAGTATTCGAGACCGGGATGGAATCCGATCTTCTTGCAGTTCGCCAGACCGCGATTGCGCAGATAGAGAGTCTTAGCGTTTATCTGTGATTCGTAATCGAGACCGCGACGAATAGATTCGAGCCGCGACTTATTCTTGGCGAGATCTGGTTCGACTGGCTTGCTCGGCTTGATGTCACCGACCATCTCTTTGATTTCCTGCGCGACCGCTGATTTGCTCATTCCGGTGATCTCTGCTGCTAGATCCCAGCCGGAGCCGTTGCCGCACTGATTACAGAAGTATTTGCCGTCGCCATTGTGATTGGTGAATCTGAATCGATCCTTTCCGCCGCACATCGGGCAGGGCGCGTGCTTACCGTTCAGCAGCGCTTGATCGATGCCGAGCCTTCCGAGAATCTCTTGCCAGCGATTGCGCGAGAGCTGCATTAGATCATTCATGGTACAGATCCAAGAAGTCGGCGAGACTCATCTTAAAGACTGCCGCAATTTCGACGGCCCGGGATAATTTTATGTCTTCGCTTTTCTGCCAGCGAGAGACTTGCTGCGGAGCGACTCCGATCTCTTTTGCGATGTCAGAGATTCGCGTATGCGAGCTTGCTTGCGCTGCCCGGATCGCTTTGCCGAAATCGACCTTTTGTGACATAGTATTCTGGCTCATGTGTTACTTTCCCCGAAGTAAGAGTATTGCCCGGTGCAGTTATTAGCTTCTGCACCGGGCTTTTTTCATGCTAGAACGGTATATCGTCCCCAAATGTTTCGCTAGTGTCGCTTTTTTGTTGCGGTTTTTCAACTGGAGCGCCTTTCTCTTTGAACTTTAGATCAAACGATGGCGACCTTTCGTGCGAACTGGTATTGCGAAACACGTTCACCCAGTAAGTCTTTCCGTCGATCTCGCAGTCTCCAGACAGAACCATGTCTTTATCGTGACGCTGTTCGTGCTTCCATAGACCGCCGCGCATATTGTTATCGTATTCGCTCATAATTACTTTCCCTTTAGTTGATTTACACTTTCATTTATTGACTCGACTGCATCCGTCACTATCTTTTCGAGCGACTTGATGAACTCTTCGTCTCTTTTAACGCGAACTAGCAGCGGCTTAATGTTCTCGGCGTAGCAGAGAAAATCGCACCACTCTTTTTCAGCGATCCATAGCTGGCCCTGCACTTGAGCGAGATATTCCTGTGGCATCCTCTCCTTCTTTAAGAAGTCTCGCCAGTATTTCACCATCGTATGCGGCTGTGGGCACTTGATTTCCAGAAGGCCTTCAGTCCCTTCGATGAGTCCGTCCGGGCTTGCCCCTGCTTCGATCGTATCATGCAAACAGAGACCGACTTCGATTACCTTCGCGTCGTACATAAACTCGTAGTACGCGCGCGCCTTTGGCTCCGTGTTTATTCCGTGCTGCATCGCTGCGGTCGTTGGAAAAAACTTCGACTCCCCAGTGAGCTTCTCAGCGACCAGTTCGTCGATATAAGCGTCAGCAGACGCCGAGCGCTTCCCTGTGGGCGTGATTAGCCGACCAAATGAACTGGCAGTCGGCACGCCTCTGCGAGCCGCGTACCAGCCCTCAGTGCGTTGTTCGTGTGGCAATATGCGCATCTTCTTCTCCCGTGTATCTGCTTTCGATGTGTTTGCAGATGTCGACGTAATAACTACGCTCGAACTCCGTCCAGTCTGCGGTGAAATAAGTCGTGATTAAAGCAAGCCGCCTGACTCGATTCTGAATTTCGTCGTACTGCTCCAGATCTTCTTGAACTGCTTCGACGGCTTGATGGAAATGCTGATAGTCCGAGATGAATACCGCATAATTCTCCATATTTTCGTGCAGCTCGTCTTCGCTAATCTCTAGCAACTGAGCAATCTCGGCAGAATAGAGAATCTTCTCGTCTTCATCCATTCTGCTCTGCCTTCTTGGTCTCCAGTTTCAATATAGCAACTTCGGCTTGCGTAGTTGTCAGCTCTGCAATTCCGTCCACTCTGAAGTATTTATGGAAGATCTCGACATCTGCATCGGTCTCTTTGATTAGCTCATCAATCCGAACCAGTTGCTCTATATTTGCTGGTTTTATAGATTCTGCTCGTTCTTTTGCTATCTTCTCGGCGGCTTTGTCGGCTTCTGCGCTCGGTAGATCTTCGCCCGCGTAGATATAGTGACCGAGACCGAACATCGCCAGACACTTAACCAGACATCGCATTCTCGCAGTATTTACTTGAAAAGCGTTTGGGTTAGGTATCGCTCGGTTTTTGAAGTCCATGACTGGTAGCCACATCTGGCGAGATAGAGCGTCGATCGTGATGGTGCAGTAAACCATTAGCGAGCCGTCTGTCGCTGACTCGGGTTCTTGGAAGGAATACTCGGCTTGCGGGTAATGCTCCATAAGAGTACCCCATGCCCATGACCAGCTAAGAAAATTGAGATCTCCCTTTTTCTCGATGCGGTCTGATACGTCGACCTGAGATAGCGTCGCCCAGATGGACGCGAATGTCGTCTTTTCGCTCATTTTAATCTCCCGATTTAGACCAGCGGAATGCCAGCCGTCCGGTGATTATACTAAAATGATGCTTTTGTGCAACCGATTAGATGCGGAATTGTGGCGGGAGTGTTAATAAGTCCAGATGTGCGGTCTGGGCGCGTTTACGTCCATGTCGGTCGCAATGTCCAGATGAATGAATCGGCGGTCGCCCTTTTGATTGACTCCGATCCCGGTGAATAACCCGGTATTGAGTGCGTGCTTTAGCAGTTGAATGGCTTCTTCGTAACTGACAGCGATATCTACTGCCAGCCCGCAGCCGTGAGCGCCGACGAAATCTTTATTCTTCTCGGCAGGATGAGACGGGCAGCGATAGCCAGAGCTGATAATGAAAGGAAACTCGCATATCGTCCGTAGCGCTTGCAGAGAGTCCAGCAACTCGTCCGAGATCTCATGCCCGGTCGAGTCGCATTTTCCGCATTTGCAGCGGAATTCGCTGCGCGTGAAGTTCCGATAAGCGAGCTTAGCTGGCATTTATGAACTTGGCGACTGCGCCTTCGATCGAGTCATTAATAAACTCGTCGACTTTATCGACTGCTTCGTCTGCTATATCGGCGTACTTGGCGGCAGTGATTACCGCAGTTTTGACGGCTTCGAATTTCTCCGAACCCTTACCGGATTCCGGTAGCTGCTCTTCTGCTTGCAGCACCAGATCTTTGATCGATGCGATTAGGAATAGAACGAATCTCGCGATTTCGAATGCTAGTTTTAGCTTGCCCATGTTATTTCCTCTTTTTTGGCTGTTTAGAGAACTGCTTTCCCTTCTTTAGATCAGCACGCTTCTTTCGAGTTGTTGCGGCGTACTCTTTATCGCTCATAGCTTCCCGCTTCTTCTTTGGTAGATAGCGTTCGCCAGTTGCTTTTTTGCCCTGAGTCGACGGCTTGCCGGATTTAGTGCCCCAGTCTTCCTTCGTCCATTTGGAGAGAGACTTCTGAGTTGCCGTCTTTGGCGTCTTATAGCCGCCTCCGGCTGTCTTGTATTCCAGCGCAAGCAGTTGAGCCTTTCGAGCTGACCATTGCCCCGCTTTGCCGCCCTTCGTGCCAGCCATGACCTTATTTTTTAGCCGTTCTCTCAGAGTCGGCTTATCATAAGTAGCCATTACTTCTTTTTCGGCTTGGATTTCTTGGTCGATTTTGCGGGCTTCTTATATGGCATCTTTTTCATTTATTTGTCTCCAAATTCCATGTAAGCGCCAGCAGCCAATAAAGCGAGAAGCGCCATTGTAAAGAAGCGAGCAATTGTCTGCCCGACTGTCCGCTTTGTGTCTCGCCATGCTTCTAGTAGCGAGCGAATCTCTTTCACGTCGTCCCGTGCGTCATCGTCGTAAAGCCCAATATCTCTCAGAGCTTCTCTTGCGCCCTTCTTTGCCGCCCGGTCGATCATTAGTTCCAATTCTGCGTCAGTCATCTAATACATACTCATTCGTATTGATTGGGACGATGCGGAGTCCGGCGGCAGTGCGCTTCTCTGTCATGGCTTCTGGCTGATACATCGCGATAGTCTCCATAATCTCGACAATCTCTTCGGGCGAGTATGAGCCGCCGCTATAGTAGAT